ATCTCTTGCACTTGGTTCCAATACTTTTCTTCATTGTCGAGACATTCTTGGTAATGTTTCTTGTCATCGAAATCGTCGGCTACATAACCGAGATCGACCCAGTAATCGACCAAACGCATTGCCTTCCCCCATTTCTTAACTTGTTTCTGCCAGCGGGGATTGATTGCGACTAACTTGTCCGCGTGTTGCGTGTAGTCTTTTTTTGTAAAGCTATCTATTAGCATTTGTTTCTCCGTTTTGTTGGACTGACAGTATAAGAAAGATCGCAGACAAAAAAAACCCCGGATCGCTCCGGGGTCGTTTGGGTCGGATCGGGTCCTAATCGAATCGCGCCGTCATGGTTTCGCCGGTTTTGATATCCCGGAGGGTAACAACCCCGTATGGATAAATGAAACATTCCAAGTGCTTCTCGTCATGGTGTATCAATTTAACATAAGGAATTAACGGCGGGTCTTGCTCATCATCGTCGGAAGGCAAAGCTTCGAACGTGCCATTTTCTAAAACAATGCCTTTCCACAAATACGTGCGGAACCCACCAAACCCATAGATCGTATCCATCCGCTCGGCGATCTCGGACAAGGTGGGTCGTTCACCGCGGGAATCGTCAGTATCGCAACCCGCACCATTCTCGCTTTCCCATTCGTCAATTGCTCGCTCATAGAACTCTGGGATTAATCCGCAAGCTTCCATGTACCAATCTACGTTAGATCGATTGCTCGGCGTGACTTCGGGATAGTCGGTGTTCGCCGTAGGGTTAAATTTCCATTCAAGAACATAGTCAACCCAAAGGTTTTTTCTTTCGGGTTTGCCTAAGTCAATTACAAAATCGTATTCCATTACTCAATAACTCCGTTTAGTTTTAGTTCAGCTAAACACTTGTCTAGCAGCTCGCCCATTTGAATTAATCCCTCGCGGGCATTTACCGCGGCGCGTCTGCCTTCCAATGTTTTTTGGTCATTATGCTCTATCGCCGCGGAATAAATGCGGGCGACAGTTTCCCAGCTTGGTTGGGGGCTTTTGTGTTCTATTGGTTTTTCCAATTGTTTCTCCGTTTAGTTGAATTGGACGCCCAGTATAAGACTAATCGCAGCCAAAAAAAACCCCGCACTAGGCGGGGCCTTTTCAGATCGTAACCGGTTATTAGTCGCTGTACATTAGGTCGGCGTCGTAATCGTCGATATCGTCGTAATAATCGGGATCGTTTAGCTGCGATAAAAAATAGTCTTTATCTAGTAACAACTCGACCCAGAACCGACGCGCTTCCGGATACCCTTCTTTCACATCGGACAAAGCTTTATAAGCGTCCGACTTAGTGTTAAACGATTGGTTCCCGGCGTTAAACTCGCCGCCCGTTTCATCTATCCCCATAATCACATAACTCATACGAAAGTCTCTCCCGTCTCTTCCCCCCAAAATTCCCGAGGGGCCAACTCTTGACCAGATCCGTTATATTCCCGTCCGCATTGGTCGCAACCATTCGACCAACTATCCCATAGTTGTATGTGCGCTTTGCACTCGCACTCTATGATCTGGGCCTCGATTAGTTCGAAGGTTTCCGAATCCCTAATTTCTTCCTGCGCTATTCGAGCAACCATCACACATTCTCCCAGTAGTTTTTTAGCGCGTTGCTTTTGTACCCGTCCCAATGTTCTCTTAATCGGGCGTCGGTTGTTTGCGTTGCAGATAGCCAGTGGTTACCCGTGGCCGATCCTGAAAAACAAATAGTATCGTCGGATCGTGTTAGGTGTAAGTTAACGCCGTTCGGCAAAATATAATAATCCAATTTGGTCTCCGTTTTGTTGATTGAGTATCGGATCATCGCATATCTAACCCGCAAAAAAAACCCCGGCGAACCGGGGCAGAAATTGTCAGGCGGCCATTGTCGCTAGATTAGTGTGAACCACGAAACCAGTATTATCTTGTTTCGCAGGTCCCTTCGCTTTCAATCCTAAGATAACCGGACCGGCATACAAGTTAACCAGATCGGATCTATCGCCGTCGATTACATCCCGACCCATAAAAGTTTTGGGAAACGGACCGTTAAAAACTACGGATATCGGCACCTCGGTTTTTAAAGCTTTTTTGACTTGGTTTTGATATCGCTTGACCCCGCTATAACTAAACATCAGTTTATAATTTTCCGGAGTGCGGCCAAGTCTATGCGCGATCTTCGTGTAATCGTACCAAACCATTTCCGGAAATTTCTGCGGCAATTCGTATTTCTCCCACGGGATATCCGAGATCGTATTCGGACGCACCACGGCTAACAACCCATCACGATCACAAACTTTTTGGTAATTCTCTAATTCGGTTTCGAACATTGAAAGAAACAATTCCGGATCGTTATGAAACAATTCGGTTTTAGCTTGTCGCCCGGCGATCACATTACGCATACGACCCCGCCCGGCTAATCTCAAGCAACCCTCACGACAATCCGCAAGCAAACTACCTGCACAAATTATGTCATCGGGCCATAGAGATAATGACGCAAGTCTGAAAGGTTTACCGAAGGGGTTTTCGTAATCTTGGGTCTTTTTTATTTTGGTGTTTCCCAAACCAGTATCAAGCAATTTCATTTTATACACTCGTTGTTATTGGTGTGGGATCTATCCTATACATAGACCCCAACCAAAACAACCCCGAATCTAAATTTTCTCCACAGTGAAATCGGCGTTGTCCCAACAAATTTCATCAAGATCAGTCTGAAAGTCTTCTTTAAGTTGATCTTTGAAATCCTCCAAATCTAAACCTAACCAGTGGCGACCATACTCCTCATCTATTTTTTGCAAAAAATCTTCGACGTAATCCATCACGTCCATGTCATTTTCGATCACCTCTTCTAAAGAGTACCCAAGTTTTATCCAAACCCGTTCGGGATCGATCTCGACGCGACGCGAAGCCGTGTGGTCCCAAAGTTTTGTAAGTCGAACCCTCACGGTTAAAGACTTGGCAAACCGTGGATGAAAGCAATCATCAAACTTTTTAGTTTCGGGATTTAAATGTATTCCAATTCCAAATAGATCATGGAGGGCCGCCGAGGGATTATCGATCATGCGATCCAGATCGAGGGGTGTGATTTTGTTAGCAGCTTCCAAACTTAAAAAGGCAGAGATCGGATCGTCCTTCACGGCGGCGTCATACTCTGGGCATTCGGCTCGGGCTACTTTGATAAGCTCGCTGATTTTTTCTAATGACATAACACTTCCTGTTTAGTTGTTGTATGGGAGTTATCCTACACGCAACTAATAAAGTGTCAACCCTTACCTATACAAGACTCCGTTATTAATTTCTTCAAGAGTCATGCCCGCCTCTAAATGCTTTTTCCTTACCATGTTTTCTAAACGAGCTAGTTTTTGTTTTCTAATCTCATTTAATCTTTTTTCCTTGGCAATACGCGCCAAACGATCCTGTCGTAACTGCTCCAGCCTCTGCTGCTTTTCTAAATGTTTCCTATAAAGGATATACATTTTTCATGGAAGTCATTTTTTGACTTCCAGTGCGTTAAAACTACCCATGGGAATCATCCTATACGAGTCATCAGAAATCCTCAAGGGCTATCAAAAACCGTTCCAGACCAACCGGCAACGTAAACACTTCTTTCGGCTTGACTTCTTTCATGCCTTTCTCCATCAACTTCATCACTTGATCAGCGCGGTACAGGTAGATTTCGTTCTCGTCTTTTTGCCATTTCTGGATCAACACCCACGCCCTTGCAGCTTGGTGCCGAACAGCAAAACTAATTTGAAAAGGACTGAGTTTAGGTTTCCAACCAGTGGCTACCTTCAACTCGATCAAATGCAGGTTACGCTTGCGGTCACAAAAAAGAAGATCGGGAATACCGGGAGTCTGTGAGTTCTCAATACGAGTCAGTACGACATCGTGCCCCGATTTTTCAATGTGCCACTTGAGCGTCTTCCAGAAGCTCGACTCGCTCTGGCTCGACATCAATCACCTTTTCCCCAAGCTGACGCTTGAGTTCGTTTAGTGCCTCTTTGACTTGTTCCTTGCTCATGGAGTCAATCGACCCATGACGGATCTCGCTCTTGTTCACATAGATATTACCCTGCGCTAACCCTCTCGCCTTTTCGGCTTGCACTGCCGCCGAGTAAGCTCCGTTGGCAAGAGCATCATCACGGATCTTCTGAAGATCACGAATGTGTCTGGCATAGGTTACTTCATACTTTTCCGCGAGCTGTTCTCTGCGTTCACGCAACGCCTTGCATATATGTGGAGAAATCCTGGGGTTGAGCATTTCGTATGCTCGGGTGTTGGCACCTTTCGGACTAAACCCAGCTTCGATTGCTAGGTTCTGCAAAGTGTCCTGACCTTCTCGGGTCGCAACCAGTTCAACAAACTTGACCTGTTTTCCGGTCAGTCGAGTCGCCTCACTAACACGAGGTCGGCCTCTTGTTTCTTTCTTGATAGCTGGTTCTGCCATAAGACAAATCTCACCTCAACTAAAACGGGCTTACTATATAATACTTTTCAGTAATATTTAATACAAACAAAAACGATCCTCTGAAAACTCCTATGTGGAAACGCAATTTTACGAAAACTGTCCCGTTGTTAAACAACGCTGGGACCGTGCCGGTACGGCTGAAACCCGCGTTTTTACTGGGCAATCCCACTAGTCCCACCAGTACCGGCATTTTTGAAATTATTTTTTTTAAAAATAAGGTTTGGTTAAAATATCTCTTATTATAACGCCGATTAACAAAAAAGGGGCCGAAGCCCCTTAATTTTTACCAGTCTTGCCAAGAATCCCCGGACCATGATTTCAGTCGCGGTTTGTCTCGATAGTACTCAAAACACTCGTCGCATTCGATTCGTTCGCCACTTGGTCCGTGGTCCCCGCACCGATATTGAATTTTGACGCCCTCTCGGACGGTCACTTCAAGTTTTGTATCGCACATAATTTTTCCTTTAAGTTGGTTTAGGAGTTGGGGGCCGAAGCCCCCGTTTTTTATGCGTAAACCCAGTATGAGTTTACTGGTCGATATCGGCAGTCCCAAGAGTCGGTCACTGTTCCACCATCAACGGCGGTTAAATGCCCGGAGTTGACCACTACCGCTCGGCCTTTGAAATCCCAATCGCGCAGCTTGATTAGCTTGCCGTTTTTGTCTCGGGGTGGCTTGTGTTTTACAAGACCCTTTGACTCGATGTACTTGATCCAAACTTTGTCGTAGTTTGGATAAGCTCCCATCTCAAGGCCCAAATGCATTCT